CCAACCATCTTCCTTGATTGATCTAACAAGTTTTTTAAATTTAGCATCTTTTATTAAACGCGGGTTTGAAGGTGTTTCATTAACCGCTTTGATGCTTACTACTTTGCGCATTTGGTTTATTTAGTGTACCAAACGAAAGATATTGCAAAGATAAAAAAGTGTAGTTCCAGACAATGTTCAACTTCATTTTCAACTTCAGATTCCAAAACAACGTGATCCATTGCAGAATCCCAATAATTAACACCAACACATACACCGTAAATTGGATAAATAACTGTATTAAAATTTAATCTCATAACTCCCAATATTTTTGGTAAAGATACAAATATAAATCCCAACATTTATTTTGCGCCTCTATATTGGTATAATATGAAGGTGACAAGGTAATTTTATCATTGTCATTAATTTCTATTTTTAAACCTCTCTTAGTGGGTTTGACGCCAACCTTAATATTGTTTTTTAAACACCATTGTAATGCTTTGTAATGGTTTTCATTTACTTTTATTTTCTTAGTCATAATTGATAAAATTTGTCAACAATACGGGCTTGCTATATGCATTAAGTTTTAAAATGGTAAACTGTCGGTTATTACTTCAAACTTTTTGGAGGCCAAAGAAATATCTTTATAAATTCCGCCGGCAGTAAAATCGGGCGCTATATCAAAATCACCCAATTGGCCGTTTTCTTTTCGTTTAACNTTTTCAACATACATTTTNACAATGTCNGAATTATATTGGGTTTTCTGTCCTATGCAACGAAACACAATCATTCCGTTATATGCTTTATTAAAGAAATCAGCGCTTCCGGATATATCGTAAAGAGTTGGTTTTTTATAACTGCCATTGTCCGATTCGATTTTTCTTGGATGGGCCACCAAAAATAAATGTGTGTTTGTTTGCTGACAAAATTGCGTTATTTGCGAAAGCGCTTTTCCGATGTAAGAATGGTCACGTTGCGCCGAATGGTCAAGCATATTCCACGGGTCAATTACGCAAACGTTAATCCCTTTTTGAAATACCAAATCCCTGAAGGCGTTTAATATACCCTCCAACGTTAAATTTTCTAAATCAATTTTAACCCAAAAGAAATGATCCTGAATAAAATCTTTGGTTTGGTTTAAGTCATCGTTATTACAATTCTTTTCATTTAATTTATTTGCAATTCGTTTAATGTGGCCCTCATAAGGAAATGATTCAGGTGAAAACATAGCGCATCGCATATCATAACGCGTTGCCATATTGCAGCATATTTGGTCAACAACGTCAGATTTACCGGCGTTTGGTATTCCGGTCACAACTGTCCATTCACCCGGTGACATTTTAAAGTAATTATCTGAGTTTGGCAATCCGATTGAATAGTTCTTGACACCGTTTTCATTATAGTTTAAAACATTATCCCAAATATTATCAATGTTTAGAATGCCTTCCAATGGGAAGTTTTTAGCGCCTTTTATTATATTACGCAACGTTTCCCCTCCCTTTGACATTAAGACCTCGTTAGCGTCTTTAAAATCGCCAAATTCAACGTATTTGCAACGATATGCGCCGAACCTTCTGGCTAATTCATTACGGAGTTCGATTCCCGGATTGTCATTGTCGGTGCAAATTATAATCTGTTTTTTATCTTTAAAATATTCAAAACAATTATCCAGATATTCTAAACGTTGATTTCCTTTTGATGCACCATTTGGAACGCTACAAACGGAATACAAACCGGATTCGTGTAATGAAAGCGCATCCATTTCACCCTCTACAATATAAACCGTTTCCATTTCTTTGACATTGTCAAGGCCGTAAAATACAAGTTCAGCGCCAGAAACCATTTTAAAATTCTTTTCGGAATCTCTATATTTTACATTTAACAATTCATTATCACGGTAGTAATTGAAATTAATTGCGCGGCGCTTTTTACCTACTTGCGGGAAAAACTGTAATGATTCGCCGATTTTCCAATGTACCAAAGTTGGTTCTGTTATCCCTCGTTTATTAAACCATTCAACAACTCGCGATGTCAGATTTACTTTTATTTTTTCGGGTTTAACGTATTCGGGTTTTTTCTGAAATTTAGTTGTGCCGCTAAATCCGCAGTTGTGACAATTAAATAAACCTTGATCCAAATCAACAGATAAACATTTGTCGCGTTTGTTTTTACGTGTTGCGCTGCATTCCGGGCATTGTGTTTTAATTTTGCCGATTGATTTATTGCCGACATCAATATTAAAATCGTTAAAAGTTTTCATTTGTTATAGTTTTGTTTTGGCTAAAGTAAAAATATTTTTTTAATTATTACAAGTTTTTCAGAAATAAAAGTTCATCTTCATTAACTAATTTGTTTTGATCCAAGCAATAGGCCATTACTCGGGTTTGTCTTAAATTGGATTCCTGAAATAACATTTCGTTTGTTGCATATCCTTTGAACTGATAGTTTGGATATTTTTCACAAACAAAAAAAGCAAACAAATCAACATCGCATTTGTTAAACTTGGGAACCATTAGCGGGAATTGTTTTTGTGATGTCTTTACATCAACGGACATTGAAAGCCAATTGCAATCGTAATCATCTGTTTTTTGACGCTTTGAAGTGTTTTTAATTTCAAAATCTGGGAACGTGTTTTTTTCGCGACAAAATATGTATTCAGCGCCAAATCCAAAAACGTTTAAGTTGACGCCACCAAATTCAGCAACACGGCCCGCACCATCCCAACCAGTTTTTTCTTTGTTAGATTGGCGCATTTCAGCCACTAATTCAACAATCTTTTGTTCGTGAATGTCTAACGTGTATATTTCATTTATTTGCAGCATATTATTGATTTTTTATTATATAGGTTTTTAGTTCATTAAATTCATTGGTTTGCATTAATTGTTTTAAATGAAATTCAAATAGTTCACCGCCTTTTGTTTTGGCGCCTAATTCTTGTTTTCCATCCGCAGCGCTTGTATATATATAAAATTCATTTAATCCCTTTACTTTTTGAAATCCTATTGGTTTTGTTTTTGATTTTTGCATCAGCATAAAACGATCAATATATTTAATCCCGTTTTTATCTAAATTTCTAAATTTTAAAATACTTAAAAAATTAGTTTGCCAGAAATCATCGGCCCGCAAGAACTTTGTGATATTGTAAACATCGCGCAAATCATATTTATCAATTCTTTGAATTTTGTCAAGACAATCCATCCAACGGTTTTTTTGGTTTTGTGTTTTGGGTTTATATTGAATAGGAAATAATTCTACAAAATGCGGTAACGCCTTTAAAACGGTTGAATTGTATTGAGGCGTTTTCGATTTCGTGGGTATTTCTTCTTTTAGTATTTCTTTAGTTATATAGTTTATATTAGTATTACTTTGTTGCGGATTTACCGGGCCCGGTTTAACCGCCGCGGTTTTCACCGTTGCGGTTTTTCCCGTTGCGGTGGGCTTTACCTTCTTAGGTTTGTCATTTAGATAATAATTATAACCGGCAAATTTTCCGCCTTTTCTTATTTCTTTACGTACTAAAAACCCCGAATTTATTAGCTCTTTTAAACGTGTATTAATGGCGTCTTTTCCATCCTTAAAATGGCCGCAAATAAACTGAACGGTCATTTCTGTTTTTGATTCGTGTGAAAAAAGCCAACAATATAATCCGGTTGCGCTTGATGAAATTCCTTTATGCCTGAATATAGTGTTTGGCACGATTGTAAACCTTTCGAATTTCTTTGGTTTATATATTTTGTTTATGTCCATAGTAAAAAAATAACCCTATCAAATCAGCGGTTGCGGGCGCGTCATCAATAGGGTATTGAAAAAAGTTAGTGTTGCCGCAACTCAACTTTACAAATATAAAAAATAATCTTTTACAAAATGTGATTATATTTCACATTGTCACAAAAAGAACGCAAATCATTAAATATTTTTTTTAGTTCATCAATATCAATTTCTGAATCTTCATATTTAAACCATAGCAATTCAATCAATAAATCAAATTCAACCCGCGTTGATGTACCAACATAGTGATATGTTACGGCAATTTTATCCGATTTGGATTGTGTCCACCTAATTTTTTGATTTGAATCATCAAAATAAACCCCCTTATATTTCATTTTTTTTAACTTTTAAATTTCATTATTAAAGTATTTGTTTATAGTGTTAATACAATCGTCAAAATTATTATGCCAATCAACCGCCCAGTTGCAGTTTTCAAGCCATTTAAGCCACTTTATTTGATTTGGTGTAGGTTTGTTATATTTGTACTTTAACTCGAGCGCTAAACCGCCCTTGTTTTTGTTAGGCGTAAATATCAGTAAATCAGGGATTCCGGGCTTTGCGCCCAGATACTTCATTTTGTATTGTTCGAATGGCGTTCTTTTACCTTCGTTCATTGGATGAGTGTAAATTGTTCCGGGATATTGCATTTCGATGTAATTCATAACGGCCCTCTGAAGCTGATCTTCACCCTTTAAATATTTTTGATATGGATTTATTTTTGCCATTTTTATATTTCGTTATCCAAAACGCCAATTATCTTCCTAATTTCAGAGCGTTCAAATTCGCCAATAAATATTTTATCATCCGAAATAAGCGTTAATTTATAGTAATCCTTTTTTGTTTTTTTTATTTTAATTTGTAACGCCATTTTTTAATTTTTTATTTTCGTTTTTTAATATATCGTTTTCAATCAAAAGTGAATTATATTTATAAACCATTGATTCGGCGCTGATAGTATAATCATTTATTTCATTAAAAACAAGTTTTTTTAAATTTTCAAATCTTTGATTAAATACTTTATCAAATCGAATCCAATCATCAATGTTTTTTAAGCTATGAATTACTGAAGCGTGATCACGGCCAACGGCTTCAGAAATCACTTTCATTGAAAACCTCGTTGTGTTACGCGCCAACCAATAGAATGCAGCGCGGGCCATTACAATATCCCTTTGCCTTGAGTTTTCACGAATATCAACGTTGTAGTAATTATTTACATTTTTTATTAAATCTTCTAAAGTCATTTTTTATAGTATTAAAGAACCGTCATTATTAAATTCATTCCAAATAAAACCCGATATTATTCCGGTTTCAGCATATATTTTCCAGTCATTAAAAGCACGTTGCCAACCTTTGCGCCCTTGTTGAATCATTTCATCGCTTAACGCGTAAACCTCAACAGAAAACGGCCAATTAGTTTCAACGGCTATAAAGCGAAAGTTTTCAGCCGGAACGCCTAACATATCGGAATAAAAGGCGCATTGTAAATGATAGCCATATTTATAAACATCTCGGCGAAATGCAATTGGTGAATTGTCTTGGCACGTTTTAACATCCGAAATAAAATTTTCAACGCGGTTTAAAACGTCGGGCCGAATGCGAACATCGATGTCATCGTGTTTTTTGTAATGTGACAATTCAATTTCGCCTTTACAATATTTTTGGGCCAAATCGTGGTTTCTAAAATTATCTAAAATCTTTGTGATTTTATTATGTTCATCAAAACCCAATAGCAATTTGCCTTCAGATTTTTTTGATTCGATTTCAAACGCTTCTTTTCCGGCCTTTGTGCGGCGGTCAATCTTTGGCATAATGTGATAATCCTTGTAATAAAGTTCGGGTTCTAACATAGCGCAATGAACCGCTGAACCTAATGCCATTGCAGATGATTCAAATGGCTTTTGTTTTAAGAAATGATAAACAGATTTCTTGTGTATTGTTTTAAGGCCTGAAGCGCTTATTCCGGGTGATGAATGATAAACTTCATTCGCATCAAATTGTGTTTTCATAGTTTTAACAGTCGTTTAAAATGTGATCGGTTTGTTCTTGAATAATACCGTTTAATTTTTCGATTTTGTTTTCCATCGCTTCAATGCGATATTGCAAAAATTTAAGTGTTTCAACGTTCATAGTGTTTAAATTAAAAGGGCCGCGTTAACGGCCCGGTTTGTTATTAATTATTTTGATAATTGCTTTGCTATTTTAAACGCTTTAATAAATGATAATTCACAAGTCATTAGCGTAATTAATAACTCACCTTCTAAGCTGTTGTCTTTAAATGATGTTTTAGCGATAATGTTTGCTCTTGTAGTGTTTGATATTGTAGTCATATTATGTTTATTTTGTGGTTGCTTCGTTGCAACACTTCAAAGATATATATTATTTTAGTTATAAACAAATAATAAACAATTTATTTTCAAAATAATGTAAAAAAAAAGCGATCCCCGAAGGAACCGCCAATTGTTTTGAATGTCAATAATTAATTAAAACGGTAAATCATCACCGCCTTCAGCAACCGGGGCCGCTTCTTGTTTAACATAAGGATCACTTAATTTCAATGAAAAGAATTTTCCTTTTGCGCCATCTTTAACCCAAGCCGCAATTTGTTGTTCGCTGCCATCTTGCAGTTTGATAGTTCCCGAATACTCCGGTTGGTTGTCTGAAGTTTTGTTTGTGTTCTTAAATAAACTTCCGTTTCCATTTTGGTGTTCATACTTTTTGTCAATACTCATTTTTATTTATTTTAAATTAAACTTACTTACTATTTTATCTTTATATTCTTTTTTCATTTTAAAGGTGTTTAAAACCTTTTCCGCTTGGTCTTTAGTAGCTTTTAACGTTGCATTTAATTGCGCTTCCGTTAACCACTTTTTATCATCCTTAAGGGCCGTTGTTTGATTCTTAACGGCGTTTTGTACTTCATTAGCTGAAGCAATTGACGTATCAATTCCGATACCTAAATAACCCAATGCGCGGCCCAATGCTGAAGTAAACCCGTTTTCAACAAATGATGTTTTGTTTATATATGACGAATCGCGATATTCTTGTGAATGTGCCGTTGCAACAAAATGACCTTCGTTATTGCAAATCGTTACTTTAAAAATCCCTTCTTTGTCGTCAATTGAAACAATTGTTTCGTTAATTTGCCAACCTTCAAACTCTGGTTGACTTCTAAAATAAATAAGGCGTTCGTTAACTGTAATGTAATCTTTGCCTTTGATGTTAATGGTTTTCATATAGTTGTTTTTAAATGTTTAAGTTTTCTGTTATTTGGCCCAAATTAAATTTATTCCCTTGCAACAATAGCACTTCGCCAATGGTGAAAGTTTTCGGATTTTTTAATCGTGATTTTAATGTTGGCATTGTGCAATTTAGTAAACCGCAAACCTCATAACGCTTTAATTTTAAGCGTTTCATTTCGCCCTTGAAGTGTTGTTCAAACATATTTTTTAATTGTTTATTTGATGCAAAAATAAAAAAAAACTTTCAATAAAAAAAGTATTACAACAAAAAAAACCGCCGCAAATCAATAAAGATTTAACGACGGCCTGACAAACAAAACAAAAAAAAACCTTTTAACTCGTTATATTAATGACTGTTACATCATCGTCATCATTTGGAACGTGTGCTTTAATTTTATATTCGGCGGCTTTAACGTTATACGTCAATCGGTCAATGATACTTGTTTGCAAATCATATTCAGTTGCTGACCAATTAAACCAAATTCTATTGCTAAACGCCAACGGTTTTATTGCCGGATTTCTAAATGATCCTTCATATCTTAAAACAAATTCACGGTAATCATTGGCAATATTTTGATTTTCAATTTCATATAATGTTTTAAATAAATTACTTGATGCTAAGGCCCCGTAATTGTCGCGAGTTCTTACAAATGCGTCTGTTCTATTAAAAAACTTAGCGTTAAATCTTCTAAAAGATTTTTTAAACGTGTTAAAATTACCATTTGAAATGACCGTTTTAAGTGAAAATTCCGACGGCGAATCTATTTGTGAATTTATTACTTCAAAATTATCAAAATATGTTGTTTCGTAAAATGTAGATGCAGAAGTTGTGTTTTGCATAAAAATTCTTAATTTGACGGCGCCAACGTTAACCCAAGTAATTCCTTCTTTTGAAAATTCAATGTTTAAATCTTCAAATTGATTAAATTGTGTGTGTGTTATTGAATTGTTTTGAAGTGAATTAAAAACCCAATTTTGATTGTCATAATTCCATTCGTGAAAACTTGATGCGTTCCCATTTAATTCAATCCTAATTCTAAACTGAATATTTGCGGGAATTGTTAAATCGTTATCTGAAATATTATATTTTATAAAATATTTTGAATTTAATTTATAGTTTACAATTTTATTAAAATCACTTAAAAGCACGTCATCAGGCGAAAAACAATTTGATTGACTTGTTGTTGGCGCTGTTGAACTTAATTTTAAAGATTTATTTCCTTGATACGCTACTTCATTAGTTGCAATTTCAGCATAATTATTATAAACTGTAAACCCATTTAAACCGTATTCAAACCCGGCGTTATAACTTGCTGAAGTAAAATTTGATTTAATTGAATTTGATGTAACGCTTGCAATTGGTTGTATAAATTCCTTTGTTAAATTTTTCTTTAATGGTGTTAAATCTGTTGGAACTTTTAAAAGAAGTGATTCTTTAGTTTCGGACTGAAAAACACCGGCAGAACTATAATTGTAAACTTTTAAATCTTCATCGTTTTTACTTACTAAAACATCTGTTATTTGCTGCCTAATATTTGTAGGAACAACGCCGTTTGATTGTAATTGATTATAAATATTATTTTTTACATCTACATCAAAAACGTTGGTTGCCTCTACTATATACCATTTATTATTTGATTGGTAAATTCTCATATTATATGTTGACAATAAATCTTCTAATTGAATTTTTGAAGTTCCAATGTCATACCCGTCAACCAATTCATTGAATCCCGGTGAAATTGTGATTGTGTTTGGAAAATATTTATTATTTGTTGGGTTGCCCGGTAATTTAACGCTTGAAATGTCGTTTATAAAACACAAATCCAAATCCAAATCTAAATTTGCTAATATTAATGAAATTCTTTCGCCATCAGTAAGATAAACCGGATTTGAAGGGGTGTATAATGTAGTTAAAGGCGATTCAAAATTGTCTAACGTACCCAAACCATCAAACGCATTAAAAGACACGTTAAACGGCTTTGGTTGTAGTTTTTCAATAAACCTATCAACAACTAAAAAACCACTCCAATAAGCGCCGTATTCAGTACTTATTCCGCTCGCTAATGTATTAACGCAATTTAATGATTCAACAGTACCACCGTCAGCAATAACCCGATCGGCATAAACTTCGGCGTTACTTTTTAAATAAGAAACAACAACTTTATACTCGCGTTCATCAAATTTGTAAAAATCATCATATTGAACGGTGTCCGTTACCATTAAATTTAAAGAACATCTTGAACCAATTATTGGTTTGTAAAAATCGTCTGACGCTTGCCATTGAATTACAACCGGGTTATTAGTTCCCACCATTGGCAAAACCGCACCGGTATAATTCTTTTTTAATATTTCAACTTTTTTTCCGTGTTCTAAAACATCAGAAAATTCTAATCTATATTTTACGCCGTATGCCATTTTTTTATTTTGTTACGAAATTCTGTCGCTTGTTTCTGTCGCTCTTTCAATTGCAATCAATAAATCTTGACCTTCTAATCTAATTTGACCGCCAACGTTTACGTTTGTTGCACCGCCAGAGCCGCCAATCATTCCTTGCAATTTATTTAATGGCGCTATCACTTCCGGATTTGAACGCGCGCCCGGATATTCACCCACAAGGCCCATTGTTGGGCCGCTAACAATACCACCGTCAGCAAACTTTGAAAACGATCCTGAAACCAATGCAGTTGCCCCCGCTATTAATGCCGGTAATACAAACGCCGCAGCCGGCCCAAATGATTTGGCTGATTCGGTTGCGCCACTTATAGAGTTCGACATTGAAACCCTAAGGTTATGCCCAACAATTTTTAATGCATCTTTTGCCATAGTTCCAACAAATGCGCCCATTGCTGAATCTGCCCCGCCAAATGCGTTTGTAATTGCGCCACCTAATGCACCAAAAGAACCCGATATTGATTGATTAATTGATTGCATCATTTCTTGTGCCTCTGTCATTGACATCATAAAGCCAAGAAAACGCGTCTTTTTTTCTTCATAAACTTCGGCTTCCGCTTCAGCTTGTGCCGTATTAAACGCCGCTTCTTGTTCGGCAGTCATTAAATTATTATCAATCGCCAATTGTCGCATTTCTGCAAACTTTGTTTTTATTCTTTCAACTTCTAGGGATTTTTGTTGTTCTTCACTTGCATTAGTAGAATCAGCAAACTGTTGCCTTAAATCTAAAATTCGGCTTTTTTCTTCACTTTCAATTGTAGCTAATGCCGCTGATTTTGCTTGTGTTAATGCCTTTTCCTTTTCTGAACCCTTTTCAACTTTACCAATTAAATCATCGTAATATTTAGTTGATTCAGCTTTTCTTGCTTCATAAGATAATTTGTCGTTTGTAATTAATGCCTTGTTAATTTCATCGCTTATGGATTTTAATTTACTTGTTGCATCTGGATCTAAAACCGGTGTAACAACAAAATCAGTTCCTGAAGATTCAGGCCCGCCACCGTCAGCACTTGGATCAACCGTTGATGTTGCTGTGGCGCCATTATTTACAACTTCGGCTTCAACTTTTAATTTAGCTATTTTTTTAGTTTTCATAGCGTCATTAAAATTATCAACAACTGCACCGCCCAATTCTCTCGCGTTTGCTTTTATACCATCAATCGCGCCTAAAAAATTGGATTTCATTGCAGTTCCTATGCCACTAAAACCGCTTTTTATTTTAGCCATATCAAGGGTGAAAATTCCCATTAAAATATTTCCAACACCACCTAAAACACCCATTGCGGCTTTTCCAAATGCTTTAAAAACAGTTATAATTGTTTTTATTTGAAATTTACCAACTGCAACCATATTTTTAAACATCATGATTAAAGTGTTTACCGCTAATTGTATCGGCAAAGAATTGTTATATAATTCAATAAAGTAATTACCAACTTTAATAAGTGCGGTTTTTATTCCGGCCCAATTTTTATAAATTACAAATGCAATCGCAGTCAATCCGGCAATAATTAAACCAACCGGCCCCATCATTAAGGTAAACGCCGCACCGATTGCCGGCGCTAATGTTATTAACGTTCCTATAATTGCAATGACCGGCCCTAATGCCGCAACAATTCCCGCAAATGCAATAATAATTTTTTGCATTCTTGGTGATAATGCTTGAAATTTTTCAGATAAACCCGTAAAAAATGCGCCAATTTTTTGAACCGCGGGCGCAACCGCCGTCAATATAACTTGACCAACCGATAACAATGACGATTTCATTGCGTTTAGTCCTTGCGTCATTTTAAACGATGCCGATTGCGATGTTTTTTCAAATGCTTTATCAGTTGCACCCATTGAATTGGTTAACGCATCAAATACTTTTCTATTATCTTCTAATCCGGCGCCCGTTAAATCTAAAACACCTTTTAATGCTCTAATATTTGGGAATATTGCCGTTGTATCTTGACCGGTTTGTTTTAAACCGCTTTGAAGCATTTCCAGAGTTGACAAAAGCCCTTGTTCACTAAGTGATTTTTGAACGCTTTCGGTTGACATTCCCATTGAAGCCATTGCCGCCTCGGCTTCAGAAGTTGGTTTTTTTAATGATGCTAAAATTGCCGTCAATTGTGTCGCACCGGTTGCCGCATCAGTTCCCGTTTTTGACATTGCAGCCATTGCCGCACCAACTTGGTCAAAAGAAACGCCCATATTTGACGCCAAAGGAATCACGCCGCCCATTGCACCGGCCAACGCTGACGCTTCAAGTTTACCTTCACGAACCGCAGCGGTTAAAATATCTGTTGCGCCTGAAGCGGATAAATTTTCCGTTCCATACGCATTCATTGCTGAAGTCGATAAATCTGCAATTGTTTTTGTTTCACCTAATCCAACCGCCGCCGCTTTTAAAGACATATTTAAAACATCCATAGCAGCCGAACCCCTTAAACCGGCCGAAGTAATAAAGAACAACGCTTCAGCGGCTTCACTTCCGCTTTTACCGGTATCTACTGCCATTTTCTTTGCGGCTTCACCCATTTCGGCCACTTTATCCGCAGAAACGCCAACAAGCGCTTGTATTGACGTCATTGATTTATCAAAGTCAAAGGCCATTTTAACTGCCGCAGCACCAACCGCCACCAATGGCAAAGTCAATGAAGTTGTCATTGATTTTCCAACAGATTTCATTTTTGCGCCAAATCCTTGGAGTTTTCCTGATGCTGATGAAAGGGCGTTTGACAGTTTTGAACTGTCGCCGGTAATATTTACTTTTAAATTTTGATCTGCCATAATATAGGATGTAATTGAAACAAAAATACAAAAAAAAAGACGCTTTTAATTTAGCGTCTTTTTATTAGTCATTGATTGTGATTTATTTTCAAACGCTTCCATTTCTTGACGCGTTGATTTTGGAATATCTCTTTTTTGTTTTCTTATTTGATCAATTGGCAACGGAAACATTTGTTCCGGTTTTAACATCTGGGATTTCTTCTGACAATTAACATTGTAAATCATTGTTGAAACATATCTTGACTGTTCCCAACTTAAATTAACTTTATTATGATAATATTCCGCCATTAAACCGTTTTCACGCCACGTTTGCCGCCAAAAATCATCGGGCAAAATCCCAATTTGCCCAATATAATAATCGGTTAAAGTTTCAAAATTTATTGTTTCCTTGACGGCTTCGGCTTTGCTGCGCCTTTTGTTTGATTATTTAGTGAATTACCTAATATTTTGGATTCACTCATTGCCTCAACAATGTCATTGATTTTTTCAGCATCAACATCATCAAGCCACGTTCCAACTGTATAAAGGTTGTATTCAATGTCATTTCCGTTTTCTAAGTCGTTTGCTAATGCCGCTGAATAAATCAATGCACGCAATCCATTTAATGAAATACCGGATTCAAAAACGGTTCCAATTTCTTGAAGTGAAACGCCCATTTGTTCGGTAAATTCCGCCCAAAAGTTCATTGAAAAATGTAGAGTTCTTTTTTTGCCGTCGACGGTTATATCAATATAACCTCTTTTTTTGTTTGTCATTTTAAAAGATTTGATTAATAAAAATAAAAAGCCATCGCCTAAAAATAGACGGCGGCTTTTTTATGATAAAAAACTAATGTTGATTAGTTAGTTGATTTTACTATTGCGCCGGTGATTGTAAGTGAACCGCTATAAGTTACAGCCGCTTCCATTTCCGCTGACATTTCAACGCTTGATAAAAACGCTTCTGCCGTGTAAATTGCGTCACCCGCTTCAGACGTTCCAAATACACAAGTTAATTGAGTTCTAGCCAAAAGATAATCAGCCATTTCAATTGCGTTTGCACTATCATCATAAGCAACCAAACCTTCAAAAGATATTTCGCCGCCTTTTACGCCGCCGATATATTCAGAAAATCCCGCTGAATCTTTTGTTGTCGCTTCCGGTGTGTCCATTGACAAAGAAAGTGAACAACTTGTTGTGTGACCAATTGTTGCGCCTTCTACTTTTAGCAATAAATTAGTTCCGTTAAATATTCCAGTTGTAGCCATTATATAAAAATTTTAATGTTATTTAATTTTTTGTAAATATACGAATTATTATTTATTATTAAATTCGAATTATTGGACAATACAAAGTTGTGATTCAGCCATTTTCAAAAATGAACTATATGACGTCAATTCTTCAATTTCTAAATTCAGTAAACTTGTATTGTAATATTGTACTTGATTTATTTCACCGAAAAAATTCCAACTATTTTGATTATTTGCATTAAATGCAAAAGATTTTAAATCAATTGGAATCCCTCCGCTTGTATCTGTAAGCACTAAAAAGCCGTTTACATAAAATTTAAAATTGTCAACCTCCCAAGAAATGGCGATTTTATTTCTAACGTTATAATCAACGTTTGTTGTAATTTCAGAAACAACATCTCCGTTAGCCCTTGAAATAAACAACTTAAATTGTGTGTTATTAGTTTGTTTACTAATAACAACTCTGTTTAAATTTGAATTGTCTGAAATTGATATACTTCCTAGTGTTTTGTCTTTAAAAGATTTTTGCAAATCGACAAACATTGTTGATCCGTAAGGATAAACGCCGTTGCAAAGAAGTGAATTTAATATATCTGTTGTGCCTTTTAAATTCTCAAAATATGTTGATCTTAAACGTAATGAATTTAATAAAACATTGTGTCCGTGACCACCAAATAAAACAGAATTTCCGCCATCTTTGCAAGTTTCTTTTAATCTTGTTTGTGCTGACGTTGTTGTTTGAATATATGAACTTAAATTTTCATACTCACATTGGGCGCCCCAAATAAATACACTTGAATTTGTAACGCTATCAGTACTATCGACTGAACCGCTTACACTCCTTGGCGAAAATAATGATGTTAATGTTTCGGCTTCATCAGTTTCAAAAGAAACATCTAAACGATACCAATCATTGGTATATTTTTTAAATGAAGCGCTTATAAATGAAAAATTATTTCCCGCTTCTGAAGATGTAAAAGTTTCATTACTAAATTGAAACAAGGTATCAATTCTATTGGGATATGTTCCTTGCGCCCTAATTGCAAAGAAATCACCAACATTTTTTTTAACAAATACCGACAAAGTCATTTCAAGCGAATCTTCTTCTTCTTTTGTAAACGTTTTGTTTACGTATGATGCCGAATTTGAATTTCTTGTTATTGTATCCGCTGACAAATCACCGCTTGGTGATATTGTTGTGTTTGTCGTTGTTGTTATATTTAGTTTTGTCCAGTTATTGAAATCTTCCGAATACGTTAAATTATTAACCTTCTGATCTTCCAATAATAAAACCGGGCAACCTCCGTTTGTGTAATCTAAACGCGGCACGTTTGCGTTAACGGTTTCAATAAATCCGCTTTGATTTACGCGCGTTGCTTGGCCGGCCCTTGTGAATGTTGAAAAATCCCCATCCCCATTGACCGGTAAAACAGAATAAACTTTTCCGGCTTTGTACCCACTTGGAATCATTGCCAAAGTTGGATTCGCCATAAATTACATTTTGTGCGCTAAATAATCAATTCCAAAGAATGAATGAACGCCATTTGAATCTAATTCAACGCTTGCGGATTTCCATCCGTGAGGATGATCGGCTTTAATTAATTCGCCATCTTCATCAGTTGAATCGCTTAAATCCCATAAAACATCCAAGTGATAGTTTTCACTTAATACGGCTTCTTTAGTAACTTCACCATCTTCATCAAATTCAGGTTGTTCTAAGACGATATGACCTAGTTTAACGATTGAATGTGAATGCGTTGGGTATTCGTTACCATCTTCATCTTCGCTTACGCCTAAGGCCTTTATTTTGGCTTCGGCAGTTGCTAAATCTTTGAAAAAATACTTTCCTACTTTCATTTTATTAATTTATTTAATTATTTATATTGTTGTTAATGCTTGTAATTCTGCGTTTGATAATCTTGTGTTGTATAGTTTTACATCGTTTACTCTATCGTTAAAAGGAAGATTTTCATTATAATGACTACCTACATTTATTTTATTACAAGTTGGTACATTTCCAGAATTATCTGTGTGTGCAATAACTCCATCAATAGCAACTGCAAAATCATCTTGCTTATATGCAAGTGCTAATTTATGTATTCCGCTACTTAAAACAGATGGAGAAACATACAACATTTCATTTACATTAGTACCTACAAAAAATTCAAGTTTACCATTTGAACGATTTATATATATTTGCTTTAAATTTGTTCCATTACTTAAAGTTACCATTAAATTATTAGTATCGTAACCACTTTTAACATCAACCTCACAATACAATACACCCTCTGTTTGTCCTATAACACCA